CACCCATGCGGATAGCTGATAAGTCGTTTCGTATTGCTGGCTTTCCTCATGCCGGAAGGTGCCCGCGTCGTTGTCCCAAATCTCGCGCCGCTCGACGTGGCCGTACCGATGGTCGCCGATCTTGACGAAATACACGTACGGGCCGTTCGCCGCGCCTTGCTGGGTTTGCTGGAAATTGCGGGCCAGCTTCACGCCGTAGAGGTCGGGTTGCGCCTGCATGGCGGGCAGCAATTGCGCCATAAAAAGCGCGTTCAATTCTTTGTCATTCATACGTGGGCACCTCGACGCAAAGCATTTTCGTAAAGCCGTCCATTGCCGCCCAATTTTGATCGCTCTCGCATTGCCACGTCTTGCCCGCGAACGTGATCAAGTCGCCCTCGCGGTCGCGGCTCGTGGGCGTGATCGTGGCCGACGTGTAGAGCATGGCGTAATTCTTGGCGAGGTTGAGGCCGAGTTCCTGATACAGTTTTTTATTGACGGCCTGCATACTGCCTTGAATATCGACGCTCGCCGCGAAGGTCGCGACGAAATCGCCCGCGCTATTGGCCTCGCGGGAAACGAAGGCGCGGTGCCCCAGCGTCTCGAAGCGAATCACGCGCGAGGCAATGCTAAGTAGATTTGCGCCCGGGATATTCATTTTTTATCAGTCTCCGACGTGAGCGTGTTCAAGAGAATGCCCGTATCGACGAGCGGTTTCGCGATTGAGGCTTGCGCGCCCCGGCCGCCATTGGCAAGCCGACGCTTGCGCGCATCTATTGTAGATTGCTTGAGGGGCGGCGCGGTTACTTTCGTGATCGCCTCGCGCACGGCCCCCTCGGCCGCAAGACAAACGGCGGGCATGACATTTTCGGCCGGGAGCTTTCCTTGCGTAGCGGCGCGCGAAATCGTCTCGGCGGTCTTGGCCCAATCCTGCCGCTTCTCGGTCGCCGTGTTGCGCATACCAAGGCGGGGCGGTATGCCCTTTGTGGGGCTTCCAAATTCCTGCACGTAGGCCACGCCAGCGACGGGCGCGCCGCCCTCATAGACGGCCGAAGGGAACCAGCCGACGCGCCCTTGCGCGCCGTCGAGGGTCTTCACCGCCTGTTTGAGTGCGGCAATCTTGCCCGCCTTGCGTGTAACTCGCATCAATAAATCCCGCCGAAGCCCCCGCCCACGCGCCGGAATGCCGCACGCTCAGGCAGGCCGCCAACAAAGAAGCCGCCCACGCTTTGCGCGTCGAGCAGGGCCACGAGTTGCGCGCCGTAAGGGGTCGTATTGAGCCACCACCGCCACTGCCCGCGCTGCGGGGGCGGCTGCAAGGTGATTTGCACGTGATCA